AACAACAGAGTTAAATTATATGAGCCTTCATTCGTAACAAAGAAAAGCCTATTGCTTCACAGGCTTGTTAATACAAATAAATGGGATGTTGAAAGTTATGATAAGTGGGTCTTAGAGGATTCAAATGCCTATAACTATGACATTTTTGAGAAAGGGGTTGACAATTAATACCGTGGGTGCTAAACTATATACAAGCGAAGTCTATATGCGTAAGAGATATCTTGTGGATAAAAAGACTCCAGAAGAAATTGCTAAGGAGTGTGGGGCTAGTATTGAGACTATCTATGTCTACCTTGCAAAATTTAAATTAAGGAAATCAAAACGATGAAAAAAATTAAGTATATGCTTTTTATATTATCATTAGTAGCAGCAGTTGGTATTTCCTATGCCACTGCAACACTGCGTAATATGCCAGAGTCGTTTGAGTGGGATGAAGATGATGAGTGAAAACCTAAACATAACGGTTGATCAAGTTAACCACCCAACGCACTACACAACAGATCCTTCTGGAGTAGAGTGTATTCAGATTACACGTCATCGTAACTTTAACATTGGTAATGCTTTTAAGTATTTGTGGAGAGCAGGGATCAAGGATGAGTCAAAAACTATTCAAGATCTTGAGAAAGCAATCTTTTATATTAAAGATGAAATCAATAGACTAGAAGGTAAGTATGTCAACTGAAGATGATTTAGTTAAGCATCTTGATCAGGTTAATCAGGTAGTAGAAGAATACCTAAAGGGCAACGACCCAACGGTAATTTCAAAACAACTTGACATACCAAGACAAAGAGTAGTTACACTTATTAATGAGTGGAAGGTCATGGCATCTGCTAACGATGCTATCCGTGCTCGTGCTAAAGAAGCCCTTGTTGGTGCAGATACACACTATACAAAGTTGATTACAAAAGCCTATGAGGTTATTGATGAGGCAAGTCTATCAACAAACCTTACAGCAAAGACTGCTGGTATTAAGTTAGTTTTAGATATTGAGTCAAGAAGAATTGATATGCTTCAAAAGGCAGGACTTCTTGAGAATAAAGAACTTGCAGAAGAAATGATTGAGATTGAAAGACGACAAGAAGTTCTTGTTGGAATCTTAAGAGACATTGCTTCAGAGCATCCAGAAGTACGTGACATTATTATGAAGAGACTTTCTGCTATTGCAAAAGAAGGAGAAGTGATTACTGTTGTCCACGATGTTCAATGATTTTCTTGAAGTATTAAAAGAGAATCACTTTGTTGAAACCCCAGTTGACGTAAAGACATTTGTCCAGTCACCTGACTATCTTGGCCAACCACTTTTATCTGATATTCAATACGAAATAGTAGAAGCCATGAGCCAAATCTATCGCAAAGAAGATCTAATAGATATTATGGGAGATGTTGAGGGATCAAAACATTTTGCTAAATACACAAAGAATGAACTAATTCTTCAACTTGGCAAGGGTAGCGGTAAAGATTTTATTTCAACAGTAGCATGTGCCTATGTAGTATATAAACTATTATGCCTTAAAGACCCTGCAATTTATTATGGCAAACCAGCAGGAGACGCTATTGATATTATTAACGTTGCTGTTAACGCACAACAGGCAAAGAACGTTTTCTTTAAAGGTTTTAAAACAAAGATTGAAAAGTCACCATGGTTTGCTGGTAAGTACAATGCAAAGGCTGACTCAATTGAGTTTGATAAAGCAATTACTGTTTATTCTGGACACTCAGAAAGAGAGTCTCATGAGGGTTTGAACTTACTTATGGCAGTACTTGATGAGATTTCTGGTTTTGCAAGTGAGGTTGTCTCTGGAAATGAACAAGGAAAAACTGCTGATAATATCTATAAAGCATTTCGTGGAACTGTAGACTCTCGTTTTCCAGATCTTGGTAAAGTTGTTTTGCTTTCTTTCCCACGATATCAAGGTGACTTTATTTCTCAACGATACGAATCTGTTATTGCTGACAAAGAAACTATTGAACGCAGACATAAATTTATAATGAATGAAGACTTGCCTCACGAAGATCCTGGTAATCAGTTTGAAATTTCGTGGGATGAAGATAACATTCTTCAGTATAAGATTCCAAGAGTATATGCATTTAAAAGACCTACATGGGAAGTAAACCCAACACGTAAGATAGAAGACTTTAAGTTAGCATTCTATACAGACCTTGGTGATGCAATGATGCGTTTTGCTTGTATGCCAACCTATTCATCTGACGCTTTCTTTAAGCAGATTGATAAAGTTGAGAAGTGTATGAACACTAGAAACCCATTAGACTCATTTAGAAGGTTTGATGAAACTTTTGTACCCGATCCAGAAAAAACATATTATATTCATGCTGACCTTGCACAAAAGCACGATAAGTGTGCGGTAGCAATTGCTCACGTAGACAAGTGGGTAAATATCCAGGTAATTAAAGACTACGAACAAGTAGCACCAATAGTAGTAGTAGATGCAGTTGCTTGGTGGGAGCCAAGAGCAGAAGGCCCAGTTAACTTATCTGAAGTTAAGCAATGGATTATGAATCTGCGTAGACAAGGTTTTAATATTGGTATGGTTTCATTTGACCGTTGGCAATCATTTGATATTCAAAATGAGTTGCAGGCTGTTGGAATCAGGACTGAGACAGTCTCTGTTGCTAAGAAGCACTACGAGGATTTGGCTATGATGATTTATGAAGAGCGTGTGTCTATTCCAAGAATCCCTATCCTGTTAGAAGAAATGTCAGAACTTAAAATTATGAAGGGTAATCGTGTAGATCACCCACGTAAAAAATCTAAAGACTTGGCAGATGCCGTAACTGGTGCGGTATTTGGAGCAATATCACATACACCAAAGAATAATAATACTGAGATAGATGTCCATACCTGGTCTTCTTCTGCACGACTTGCAGAGAAAGACAAGGGTATGGTAGAATTAGATAATCCGAAAATGCCTGACGATGTTAGGGATTTCTTGGATGGTTTTAATTTAATTTAACATTCTGGTCATGGGACCAGATAAACTAACAAGGAGAAAGAATGAATTCATTTAAGAAGATCGCTCTTGCCGTGGTTGCAGCCATGACATTGGGCACAATGGTAGCAACACCTGCAAGTGCTGCTGTAATGACAGTGGCTGTAGATCTTGCTGGAACGCCTAATACAACGGCTTCTGCAATTGCTACACCTGCATCATTGCCAGTACCTGCAGACAACTCAGTTGACGCTGCAGATGCACTAAAGTTCGTCGCAACAGTTGACACAGGAACAGCGGTTTCTGTAGTAGCAACAAACGCAACAATCGTGTCTGCACTACACACATCTGCTGCACCAGTAGGAGCAACGTCAGGAACATCGTCTTTGACAATTGCAACTGGTACAGGAACAACCGCAACATTTTGGGTATATACAAAGACTACTGCAATTGGTACAGTAACTGTTACCAACCAGGGAACTACTTTTACATACTACGTACAAGGAACTGCTGGCAAGATTAATAACCTAGCAGTCTCTGCTCCAACATCAGGTGCTGCAGGAACAAAGCAGGATATCTTGGTTACAGCAACAGACGTATTTGGAAACAAGGTTTCTGCTAAGTCAATTACTGCAACAGTATTTGCTGCAACAGCAACACTTGATTCAGCAACAGCAACAACTGGTGCTACACTTTCAGATTTTGGAGTTGCAAAGTTTACAGCAACACTTCCAGCAACTGGAACACGCTCACTTATTATGTTTGCTCCAACAACATCATCTGATGCAAACGCTGCAGATGTAGTTGGTCTAACTGCTCGTACACTAGCACCATTTGCAGAAGTTACAGTTCGTGATCTAGTATCAGAACTTGCTTCTGAAAAGGCTGCTAAGGATGCTGCACTTGCTGCTAAAGCAATTTCAGATGCTGCAGTCGTAAAGGCTGCTGCTGATGCTGCTGCTGCAAAGGTTGCCTCAGATGCTGCTCTAGCAGCAGAGAAGGCTGCATCTGCTGCTGCACTTGCTGCAGAGAAGGCTGCTTCTGCTAAGGCACTTGCTGATGCTAAGACTGCTTCAGATGCAGTTGTCCTTGCTAAGGATGCAACAATCGCTAAGTTAACAGCAGATAACGCTGCTGCACTTAAGTCAATCAAGGATGCTTTCAATGCACTTGCAAAGAAGTGGAATGCAAAGAATCCAAAGGCTAAGGTTACTTACGTTAAGTAATTAGTCCAACAACTAGGGGAGCCATTAATTTGGCTCCCTTTTTTGTTATATTATTATGTCTAACTGAATAATTTGATATAATAGGCAAGAGGAGAGTCCACCACTTGAATAAACTCTTGCGTATGTTAACTGTTACACTTTTATCTTTTGGATGGCTAATTATGGCTCCAACAGAGGCTCATTCTGACGACCCTTTAACTGTAGCAGCCCAAGAAATACAGGAACTTAATGATAGTGTAGACGACCTTGGATACCAAGATGACTTTGTAGATCTTATAGATATAGCGGAAAACAAGTTTGCCTATGCCAAAAATGCGATGGAACTTAAAGATGACTCCTATGATGCCTACGATAATGCAGTAGAGGCAGAAGCCACAGCCTTAGAAGCAAAGAACCTTGCCCAGTCAAATGTAGATGGACAAACAGCAACTGTAGCCCTTGCCCTTGAGCATAAGGACGATGCCCTTGAAGAGAAGAATGATGCACAGGATGCACTTGTCATAGCCAACATTAACCTTCAAACCACAAGAGCAAATGTTGAAAGTGCTGGAGGAGCAGGACTTCAGTTTACTGCATATAACCTATTAAGAAACGGAAGCGTAGCAGTTCCAGGCTCCATTGTATGTACTGGAACATGGAACTCAAGTTCTATGCAACTTCCAGTATGTGGTAGATATGAAAATATTATAGTTAAATTTACTGGACAGATTACAGTCCCTTCATGGTTTACACAAACCTATTTTGCAGGATCCACAGACGATGGTTTTAGAATGTATGTTGATGGACAACTTGCTGTCAATAACTGGGTAGAACAAGGTGTTACCTGGAGCGAATACTCCCCAGTGTATGATGTTAGTGAAGACAAAACTTTAGATGTAGAGATTTGGTGGTACAACGGCGGAGGCCCAGGATCCTATCATCTTGGATGGGGAATTCCTGGAGGTTGGACTGGAGCAGGTTGTGACTATGCTGGAAATCCAAGAGTATGGGGAGAAAACTTTAGTTGTAATCTTAATACATTTTCCTCTGGATCAGGACCAACTCAAGAACAGATAAATGCATATAGCGATGCCATTGCAGCAAGGGCTATAGCACAAACAAACTATAACAATAAGTTGGCAGTATACAATGACAAACTAAGTATTTATAACTCTGAGAACTCAACACTTTCATCAATGAATCAGGTTTTACAAACTAAGACACAAGAACATCTTGATGCCGTTGCAGATACAGAAGATGCTTTAGAGTTAAAGAATAGCAGAATAGAAATATACAATCAGTCAGTCGCTGACTTAAATAATGCTATTAATGATGCATGGGAATATTACTACGAGCAAGCACAGAGAGAACTTAATGCTGCCATTGCTCAAGCAGCAGCAAATGCTGCAGCCAATCAGCCTACCCCAGAACCCACACCAGAACCTTCTCCAGAACCAACTGAAGAACCAACAGATGAGCCAAGTCCAGAACCCT